GTGGCGGCGTGCGACTACAGCTACGAGGGTGCGCGACGTGTGGCGCTCGACGCCCTGACTGCAGGCGCGGCGTCCAGCGAGGAGCAGTGAGGATGGCGAAGACACTGTGGGAATATTTCAGAAATGAGCCAACACGCCAAAAAATGGCGGGCGAACTGACGGAATTGGCGCAAACCTTCGAGGACATCGAAGAGCACCCATCGGCGTATCCGTGGGAGTTGTTCGCGGGAGATGAACGTCGAATTGCGAAACTGCTGAGAGATGCGGCGGCAATGCTGACGGACAAGGCGTCCGAGACGCGCGCAAACCCACGCCGAGAAAGAGGTGATCGATGAGTGAACGGTTGAGCCCGGACGATAAGATTTACTGGTCGCTCGTGGACAAGGTGAAGCAGCAGGGCGAAGAACTCACCGCCCTCCGCGCGGAGGTCCAGCGGCTCACGCAGGCGCTGACGAAGATTGCCGCGAATGAGCAGGGCGTATCAGGCAGCATCGCCCGCGCCGCCCTCGCTGCGTCGCGCGCCCAGCCCCAGAGGGGGACAGACGGGGCCATCGAGACGGCGCCGCCGACTCACTACTGCGTGTCTCCGGGCGGAAGTATCGCGCCACACGAGCGCCCTTCCGTCTTTCACCGTGTGGTCCCGAGCGGGGAGGATTCGGGACAAATCTCTCCGCCCGGACGATTGATCGCAAATATGCACCTTGGCGACAACCCGTTGGCCTGTGCGCGTCTAGTCATGGCGCAGCTCGCGCATGTGCATGGACTTGCACCTATCGCGGAGCCCCCGCCCCCGCCGGGGCTGACGCTCGCCGAATTAGAATCCGCGCTCGGCAAGATGAAGGCGTGCGGCAAGCCGTCGTGCTCGCACGGCATCTGTCACGACGTCAATACGCTGCTGGATCGCTTGCGCTCGTCCGCGCCAGACGAGAGGACGCCGTGACCCTTGACGGACGCCGTACACTAGATCAGGCGAAGGCTTACGAAAAGCGACCGCTATGCCACGCAACCGCATTCCACCCCCTCCAGGTCCCGGCCGACCGAAAGGCTCGCTGAACAAGGCGACCATCGAGATCCGCGACGTCGCGCGGAACCTGCTCGAGGACCCGAAGTACATCGAATCGCTGAAGTACCGGCTGATGCAGGGGCAGGCGGCGCACATGGAGACGCTGCTGCACCACTATGCGTATGGGAAGCCGAGCGAGTCGATGAACGTGACGCTGCCGGAGACAGTGAAGATCATCCACGAGTTTGCACAGGCGAGGGGCTGATGGCGGCATACACATTTCGGCCTGACGGCATCTACCGCGACGACGTGCGCGTGAGCCAGTGGGTCACGGACCCGGTCGATGGCGCTCAACTCGCTCGCTGCTTGATTCAAGGCTGCTGCTACACGCCGCGCGTGCCGGACGTGTGCATGTTCTGCGGCGAGCCGAAGCCGGACCCGCGGCCTTACTACGGCCGGTCGATTTTCGACATGCTGACGAAGCCGGAGGCGACGTGATGGACAGTTTCGACTGGTTCATGCGCTCCCGCCAGCAGGCGAAGGCCGGCTGTACCCACCGCTACGTGCAGGCGAAGATGGCCCGCATGACGGATGCCACGCTGGTCGTGCGCGGCTGGACGTGTGCGGGGTGCGGTGAGGCCGTCCCGGCGCCCACAGGACCGACGAACACCCAGAAGGCAGGGACAACGGCGGCCGGTGTCCCAAGTCCGCCCACCGCGCCGCCTGAGCCGTCGGTGGCCTATCTGGCGGAGGCGCACGCGCGGGGGTATAACCCGTTCGACCTCGCCATGCTGCAGGCGTGGCAGATCAGCCCGGACTAGATGCCTGAAGTCCTCTGGCGCTGGGGGCCGGGCGCGTCCAAGGCCCTGCAATCAACCGCCCGCTACGTGGACCTCGAAGGCGGCGTGCGCGCCCAGAAGACCACGGCGCTATGTGCACGGGCCTTGATCCTGGCCGGCGAACACCCGGGCATGCGGCTGCTGCTCGCCCGCTACACCGACGACGCGACCAACAGCCTGCTCAAGCCGAAGTGGCGCGAATACCTGGACCTCTGCGGCGTCTCGGTCCAGTGGGACCCGTCGGAGAGTTGCGACATCCTGCCGAACGGCTCGCGCGTGTACATCCACGGGCTGAAGTCGAGCAACGAAGCCGCGAAATTCTCCAAGGTGCGCGGCCCGACGCTGGCGTTCGTCGGCGTCGACCAGCCGGAGGAAATGCCGGGCGAGTTCCACGGGGAACTCGTCGCTCGCATCAGCCAGCCGGGCTACCCGCAGCAGCTCTGGTACACGCCGCAGCCGGTGAATCCAGGCCACTGGATTGCCACGCAGTTCCCGACCGACAACAGCCGCCCCGACCACTACTACGTCCGCACGAACTGTTACGACAACGAGGTCAATCTGGGGCGGGCGTACATCGCCTCGCTGGAAGAAGCCTACCCCGAGGGCTCCGCGCTCCGGCGCACGCTGCTCGAGGGCCGGCGCGGCTTGGCGGTGCAGGGTGAAGCCGTGTACGCGGGCTACTTCTCGCGGCGGCTGCACGTCAACGACGCGCTGGAGATGGTGCCGAGCTCGCCGCTCATCGAGGCGTGGGACTTCGGCCACAGCCATCCGTGCGTGGTCTGGCTGCAGTTCCTGAGCGTGGGCCGGCTGCAGATTCTCGGGGCGGTTATGGGGACGAAGATGTTCTTAGAGGACTTCGCGCCCATCGTGGACACGTATCGGCGGCAGTGGTGCCCGAACCCGCTGGACATCTGGGCGGCCGGCGACCCGTCCGCGCTGGATAGCAACAACCAAGGCGTGCGGACGACGAAGGTGCGCGACGTCTTGGCGGACCACGGCATCTTCCCGCAGTCGCAGCCGTTTGCGAACTCGGTGGAAGCGCAGTTCAACGCGATCCAGTCGGTGGGCCGGTTTATGCGGCGCATTGCCTTGGACGGCCAGCCCGCGTTCCAGGTGAACCCGCGGGCGATGCTGGTCAGCGTCGAGCAGGGGCAGGTGAAGCACACGCCGATGCCGTTCGTGGCCGATGCGTTTGAGGCCGGGTTTGTGTGGTCTGACAAGGCCGCGCTCGGGATGAAGGCGGGGATTCGGCAGGCGAAGAACGACGGGTTGTACGACCACGGGCAGCGGGCGCTCAACTACGGGGTGATTGCGTTCGAGCCGGCGCAGCCGACGCAGGTGACGCTGGCGAAGCAGGAGCGACGGGAACTGAAGCGGGCGCAGATGGACCACGACCCGGCCGATGGGCGGCGCGGGCGCAACGTCCGCATTGGTCGCGGCGGCTACTAACCGCACGTCTGCGGACAATCGCGGAAACTATTTGACGCGCATGCGATTCTGGAAGTGACCGCGCAACGGTCGCTCCCACCAGCGATGCCGCGCTCACGCCTCCCCAAGGACCCGCAGCGGGTCGCGCTTGCACCCGAAGACCGCCTCGCGTTCAAGCGTTGGATCAGCGAAGAACTCCAGAACGCCATCAGCGCCCGGTCCAGCATCATCGGCGAAGGCGGGCTCATCGACGCCTACCACGCGATGTACGAGCAGGCGCCCCGGCCCCGCCGCGCTGCCGTCCATTGGCCCGATGCGGCCGACCTCGCGTCGTACATCCTCACCGAGAAAGCGGACGCGCTCCGGGCGCGTCTCACGCAGATCATCACCACCGCCGACCCGATGGTGACGGTCGAGGGCTGGGGCGAACCCGCGGCCCGCGTCGCCAAGGTCGAAGCGTTTCTGGAGTGGCAGAAGGACAACGAGCGCCTGCCGACGTGGCTGTCGAAGGCGTTTCACATGGCGCTGATCGAGGGTACGGGCATTCTCGAAGTCACAGAGCGCGCCGAGCTCAAGAAATCGCGCATCACGGTGGACGCCGCGATCCAGACGGACGGCTTTGGCGTGCCGGTGCTCAACGAGCAGTTCGAGCCGATGCCGATCATTGACGACCAGCAGCGCGTCACGAAGTGGGACGGCGACGACCAGCAGCCGTACATGGCGCTCCAGGTGGACAAGGTCGAGTGGTACGGCCGCGGCCCGCAGTACCGCGTGCTGTCGCTCAAGGACTTTCTGTTCCTGCCGGGCCATGCGAAGGACCGGAGCGAGGTCTGGGGCTTTGCCAAGCGGTTCTGGCTGCGCGAGACGGACCTGCGGCAGCGCGTGGACGCCGGCATCTACGACAAGGCCGAAGTGGACCGCATTGTCGCCAGCGGTGGCGGCGACCGCGAAGCGCGGCAGGAACATACCCGATTGGGGCAGGACGTCGCGGCGCAAGAGGGGCCGACGGCGGAATACGAACTGTGGGAAGTCCATCTGCTGAAGGACATCGACGAGGACGGGCTGCCGGAGTGGTTGATCACCACTGTGTCGCTCACCGTCGATGCCCTGCCGCGGCTGGCGTTTGACGACTTGCAGCAGGTGCGGTTCGTGGACTTCGTGCCGTTCCCGAACCCGCAGTCGGTGTACGGCTACTCGCTCGCGGGCCACAAGCTCGTGACCATCGTGGACGAGCACACGGCGTTGCGGAACATGAAGGCGGATCGGTCAGCGGTCGTGCTGAACGCGCCGCTGAAGATGCTGACGACGGCGATCTGGGACCCGGAGCACGAGCCCATTGGCCCGTCTGCCATCATCCCGGTGCGGTCGATGGGCGACGTCGAGCCGATGATCATCCCCGATGTGCCGAACTCGGTCATCGATCAGGAGCGCGGGATTCTCGCGGCGGCCGAGCGCGTGTCTGGCATGTCGGACACGGCGATCTCGGGCGTGACGCCGCAGACGGGGCGCACGGCGACCGAGAACAGCATCGTCGCGCAGGCCGCGTATGTGCGCGTGGACGAAGTCGCCAAGCATCTCCAGCAGGGCGTGGCGGATCTGTGGGATCTGCGGATTGTGCTCTGGCAGCGGGCGCTCGCGCGGGATGCGGACGGCATGATTGCGCCCGAGTCGCTCAAGCAGGGGCTGGAGCTGCGCGGGTACGCGATGCCGTCGCAGGGGCCGTTCAAGGTGACGGCGGCGGACCTCACTGGGTCGTTCCGGTTCAAGCCGCGGGGCTCGGTCGAGACGTCCGACTACGCGAAACTGCGCGCCGACCTCAGCGAGTTCACGAAGGCGATTCAGACGATTGGGCAGATGTTCCCGGCGATGGGTCAGCAGTTGGCGATGAACCCGGAGGCGGGGCGCGAAATGATGGAGCAGGTGCTGCGGCTGTACCGGATGCCGAATCTGCAGGTGTTTCTGCAGCAGACGCCGGGCGTGTCGGCGCCGCAGGGGATTGGGCCGGGGGCACCGGGCGCGATGCCGGGCGGTGGGCCGGACATGCTACAGGGGCTGATGGGGATGCTTGGACAGGGCCAGTCGCAAGGGGCGCCGCCGATGCCGCCGATGGACGCGCCGCCGGGTGTGATGTGAGGCAGTTCCGCGCCGCGAAGGAATCGTGGGTCATGGCGTGGGTGTTTTCGGTAGTGACGGCGCTGGCGCTCGCGGGCCTCGTCTACGGAATCGCGTACTGCTTCATCCACGGTTGGGACTGGCGGCGATTGCAACTCGTCGCGATCATGGCTGGGGCGACGCTAATCCCGGCGATATTCGCAGCGGCGTTCTGGTTTGACCTCACGGACGACCCCGGCGTCCAGAGCGGGCGCAACCTCCTGACGACATGAGCGACACGCCAACGACCGAACCCGAATGGGCCGCTGCATTGGGCGACAACCCGCTGCTGACGGAACTGACAGAGGCTCGCGCGAGGCTGGACGCAGAATACGCATCGCCCACCGCCGAAACGCGCGACTCGTTCCGCGTCACATCGGCCGGCGGATTCATTGTGGTGCATTTCAAGAACGAAAAAGCGACGCTGACGAAGCAGGAAGCGCGGCGGCTGGCGGCGGCCATCAACAAGGCGGCGCTGTGAGCGACTTCACGCTGTGCGCGGCGTGTTCAGCGAAAGCGGTGGCGGCGCTGTGTGATGAGTTCGGCCTGACCCCGCCGAGCCAGTTCAGCCATCTCAAGCGCGGCAAGCCTTTCACGGCTGACCTCGTGGATACATCTGCCCCGCGCCCGAGGCGCAAGCCCAAGGCGCGCAAGGCGGCGCTGTGAGCAGCGACGCGATCCTGGCGGTGGTGACGCTCGTGGCGTTTCTCGCCGTGGCGACGTGGCTCGAGCGCGGCGACCGGAGACGGCTGTGAGCATGATCCTGCTGGCGATGATAGCCATTATCTGCCTGATCGTGTTCTTTAACGACGGTGACGAATGACCGACGAGCGCACCGCGTGGCAGGAACTGCTCCACAGCGACGGCTGGCAGTTGTTCACGCAGTACGTGGCGAGCAAGTACGGCGCAGGCGCGCTGCTAAATGCGTCGAACGCGCAGATGAAGCAGGCGGGCTTTGACACGGCGGCGTTCGGGCTGGTCATGCGGATCATGCACGCACAAGCGGAAGTCGCTAGCGAGCTCGTGAAGTACCCGCTGTTTCGGATTGACGCCTTAGACCGTTCCGCGAAGTCCAAAGAGCACCGCGAGAGTCAGGTGCCGGAGGCCCGACGCCGCTCATGAGCGAACATCGCCCGACAGGTCGCCAGTGGGAGTTTCTCATCTACGCACTCGTGTTCGCGGCTGTGATCGGCTATGACCGACGCGAGCCGCAGCCGACGCCAGAACAGATCGCGGAGTGGGCGAAGATTCCCATCGAGCGCGACGAGTACGAAGGGATGACGTTCGTGCAGTCGTCCGGCCGTTATGAGGCCATCAACCCGCCGTGTCCCAACGGCTACAGGTGCATTCTCAGCGACATGAGCGACGCCGGAATAGTGAACGCCGACAGCGTGACGAGCGGCAACCTCTCGCGGTGGTCTGCCACAACATCGGCGCAGATGAGCGGCGTGCTGACCAACGAGACCGGCACGGGCGCTGTCGTATTCCCGACCGAAGTGACGTACACGACCGCCGTGTGCCGAGACACCGGCCCAACGCCAGCGCCAGCCACATGCACGGCGGCGAACTCGGTGGCGCGATGACACTCCGCCCTATCGGCCCGCGCGTGTTCGTCCGCCCGCTCTGGCCAGCCGACTTGCCCGATACCCTCATCGCCGCGCCCGAGATCGCCAAGAACCCGCCCACGTGCGGCGTCGTCGTGGCGGTCGGTGACGGCATCTGCCCCGACTGCGATGGCCCGATGGCGAGCGAGCTCCAACCGGGCATGACGGTGTACTGGGCACCGGGCACGGTCGTGGACGATTTCGAGATCGGCGACGAGCATCTGTGGGAACTGCGCCTGCGCGATGTGCTCGCGTTTGCGGAGGCGGAATGACGTCCACCCTGACCGAGCGCATCACGTTCGCCATCGTGGACTTGGAGCGCGTGATCGCGGGCAAGCCCGGCGACCATCCGGGCACGGCGATCTTACGGAACGCGCGTGACGTCTTGGCGCAGGCGAAGGCCGCGCTGAAGGAGCCGAAAGCATGAGTGATGACATCCTGACGCCCGGCGCGTTCGTGCTGGACGGCCCGGACGAACCCGCGGGGACGACGGCGGCCGATGTCCCAGCCCCCGCCCCCGAACCTGTCGCCACGCCCGCCACGACGCCAGAACCTGTCGCCACGCCCGCTGTGGCGGCCCCAGTGGAGCCGGACGAGCCCGCCCTGCCTGAGCCCCGCGATGAGCAGGAGCGTGGCATCTACGGCGAAGTCACACGGCTCCGCGCCAAGGTGCGTGAAGCCAAGCAATCGGAACAGCAGACGAAGCAAGCCGCCGCAGAAGTGGCCGCGTTCGCCAAGCGGTTCCAACAGCAGCTCCAGCAGTTGCCGCTGGACCGCCAGCAGCAGATTCTGGCCGAGCTCGACGGCCGCGTGCAGCCGCAGGCAACAACGCCAGCCGCCCCGGCCAAGCCGGACGGCCCGAGCGACGACGAACTGACGCAGATCGCCAGCGAGTACGGGCTGGTGAACGTCTCCACGCAGCAGTGGGACTTGGAGGCGGCGAAGAAGATCCACACGCGCATCACGAAGCAGGTTCGGTCGACCGTCGAAGCGGCACTGGCCCCGCTCCACCAGGAACGGACGAACGAAAAAGCGCAGCACTTGACCGCGCAGGCGTATCAGGTGGCGCAGCAGTACGGCGTGCCGCCTGAAGTCGCGCAGGAAGCCCTCGCCACGATGACGCCAGAACAGGCGGCGACCCCGCAGGGCGTGCTGGGCGCGATTGTCGGCGCCGCGGGCGTGCATTACCTCAGACAGCAGCAGTTGCAACGGTCTACGGGCGCGGTGACGGCTCCGGCGGCGGCTCCCCCTCCCCCGCCACCGGTGGCTGTCCCGCGTCCGCAGTTTACGGAAGCGCCGACGCGGCCCACGGCTCCGTTGTCGCTCTCACGCGCGGAGCAGATTGCGGCGCGGGCGGTGGGCATGTCGCAGAAGCAGCACGCGGCGAACGTGGCGGCGATGGGCACGGTGAAGGTGACCAAGGGCGGCGGCTACATTCTGGAGGACAGCGATGAGTAACGACGAGACGGTCACGCCCGCATCAGCCAAGCATCGCGGCGGACGCCCGAAGAAGGACCCCGGCCGCCCCAAAGGCGAAGCCGCCTCCGTCGTCGCACAGGGCGATGACGCCATCGTGATTGACACCCGCGCGATTCGCCAGCGCCGTATCCGCACGGGCGAACCCAACCGCGCCAAGCCCCGCGAGTACCGGCTCCGCAAGCAGGACGAGCCGATGGTCGTGCGCACGGTCTATCTCGACATGCACAGCGACGGCTCGCGGTACGCCGAAGCGGTCGAAGCGGGCTGGGAGCCGGTGGCCCCGACGGACATGGCGGCGAACGACGCCCCCGGCATGTCGTTCATCAACGACCGCGTGCATGTCGGCGCGAACGGCAAGGAAGTGCTGATGAAGATGCCGTCCTCGGTGTTCAACGCGATCCAGAAGGCGAAGGGCGACCGCATCGAGCGCAGCATGCAGTCGGAGAAGAAGCGGCGGGCGGCGGCGATGGCGGCGCTGGAGCGCGAGCAGAAGACGGTGGACACGCAGGACGAGAAGGACGAGCTCGAGCGCACGGCGGGGCATCTCGGCGGGTTCATCGAGACGGAGTATCGGCAGGTCGTGGACCGCGTGCCGGTCGAGCGCAAGTGAGCGTCCCCACGTCAAGCCGCGTGTGTTCTCTGCGGCAGATCGGCAGCCAGATCGCCTATGCGGCGGAAGCCGTGGACATCCTCGACAGGCTCGGTAGCGTCGTCCTGTTGTCGATCAATCACGGGAACGGCGAAATCGGCGCACAGGTCATCGACAAAGACGGGGCGGCCGAGCTGTTGGTGCAGTGGTGGCAATGGCGCGGCGGCCAGCGCGACTAGGTTTTCTGCTTGACGCCCATGCGATTCTGAGAGTGTAGACCCGCTCGCAGACCGGGGATACATCGCGGGCACGCCGTCTGACGTTGGTCGCCGCGGGAGGCTGTCCCGAGCCCGCGCGACTCGTACCACCCTCTCGGGACTGTAGGCGGCACCGCCGGCCCTAACAGGCGGTGATGAGTTCGTCGCGCGTTTCAGTCGGACGCGGCGAGCGCAATCAAGCCCGGCTCCAACTCCCAGTTTGGAGGGCTTGCCGCTATGGCAACCATCACTGTCACCAGCCGGGGCTACATCCGGCCCGCGCGTGCCGCCCATGTGCAGCACCGCCGCTTCAAGGAAGAGGCCTCGCAGACGTTTGTCCGCGGGGCGATTGTCATTCAGGACGCGACGACCAAGGACGAAGTCGAAACGGCGGGCGCAGACCCCGTCGCCGGCATCCTCGGGATCGCGGACGAAGCCGCCACGGGCGTCGCCGACACGATGATCTCGGTCGCGCTCGCCGGCCCCGACGCCGAGTTCGTCGCGCACGTCGAAGATGCCGCGGCGACCGCCGTCGGCAATCTCGGCACCAACTACGCCGTCGTCTACGACTCGACCAATGCGATTTGGCGCGTGGACACGAGCGACACCACGAACGTCTCGGTCACCGTGACGGGCTTCTGGCCCGAAGACGCAATCGGTGACGTCAATGGCCGCGTCATTTTCAAATTCATGCCGGGCGCCTGCGGCCTGAGCAAGAACTAGGAGCTGACGTCACATGGCCCAAGTACGTTCGCATTTCCCAGCCAACGTCGACAATGTCGACAAGGTCATCTTCAGCGTGGCGAAAACCACGATGAAGAAGAAGGCCCCGTGTTGGAAGCCCATCTTCCGGATCGAGTCCTCGGATCGCAAGTTCGAGCGGCGCGTTTCGATGGGCATGTTCACCACGGTGCCCGAGAAGTCCGAAGGCGACGACTTCGTGACGCAGACGATTGACCAGGGATTCACCAAGGACTTCACGGCCTTGGAGTTCGGTCTGGCGTTCGTGCACACGCAGACGGCGCAGGAAGACGACGAGTACGGCGTGCTCGCGGAGAAGGCGCGCGGCCTCACGATGGCCGCCATCGTCACCGAGGAGCAGTACGCGGCCCGCTTGCACAACCTCGCCACGTCCACGGAGACGACCCCGGACGCGCTGGCGATCTACCACGCGAGCCACTTGCTCGTGAAGGGTGGGACGTTCACCAACCGTGTCCTCGCGGACCTGTCGCGGTCGTCGCTCGAAAGCGCGATCACGCTGTTCCACACCGACCACAAGTCGGACGAGGGGCACTTCATGGAGCCGTCGGACGGCTACATCCTTGAAGTGCCGCCCGCGCTCGAGTTCCTGGCGCATCGGATCGTCGCCAGCAAGCTCCTGCAGGGTGTCGCGGACAACGACACGAACGCGCTCCGGGATCGGTACTCGATTGACGTCGCGGTCAATCCGTACTTCTCGGACACGGATTCGTGGCGCGTGGTGTCGAAGGGCAAGAACCACGGCCTGCTGTCGTACACGCGCGTGCCGATGAACGTCGAGCCCGTCGTGAAGGACCCGTACAACAACAACCTGATCTCGAAGATCCGCTTCCGCCGGTCGTGGGGCGCGGATCGGGCGCAGGGGATTGTCGGTTCGGTGGGCGTCTAGGTAACCACGCCGCATTCGGCCCGGAGCCTGCGCGAGCGGCGCGCGTGGCGAGTCCAGACACGCTGGGCTCCGGGTCACGTCTGGAGCAGAGATCATGAATTACCGGAATGACGGCGCGTCGTCCCACTTCGGCTCAATTGTGGCCGGAGCCAAGGACGAACTCGCCAATGCGATTCAGATCGACGGAGCCGCCGCGAGTGGCGTGCCGACGATCACGGCGGTCGGCGACGACACGAACATCAGCCTAAAGCTCGTGCCGAAGGGCTCGGGCTCGATCACCTTCAACGGCAACGAAGGCAACAACGGCACGATCACGCTGGCGGCGGATGACGGCGACGACACGGCGGATCGTTGGTCCGTCTCGGCGCTCGCGGCGTCGGCCACCCTGCAACTCCTGAACGCGGCCACCACGGACGCGCCGATCAACTTCGCGGCGGGCTCCATCTCGGTCATCGGCACGGAAGCGGGCGACGCCTCGCTGATTCTCGACGCGGACAACGGCGACAACGCGGGCGACACGTGGACGATCAAGTCGGACGCGACCACAAACAGCCTGATCATGCTGAACGAGGCGGTGCAGGCGGTGTCCGTGTCCAGCGCCGGGCTGGTGACGGCGACGGCGGGCCTGCAGTCGACGAGCGCGACGGTGCTCAGCGGCTACGCGACCGGCGCGGGCGGGGCGCAGACACAGGCGACGGACGCGACGACTACCGTGGTGCTGTCGAAGCCCTGCGGTCAGATCACGACCGTCGCGCTGACGACCGCCGCGGCGGCTGAGGAAGTGTTCCAGCTCACCAATACGCTGCTCGCGGCGACCGATGTGGTCTGCGTGAGCACGACGTACGCGGGCGCGGGCACGCCGATTGTGAGCGTGAAGGGTGTCGCGGCCGGGTCCTGCAAGATCGTGATCACGAACGTCCACGCGACCGACGCGCTCAATGCGGTGCTCGTGGTGAACTTCGCGGTGATCAAGGCCGTGGCGGCGTAACGCCATGCTGGAATACAGCGGCACGCTCATCTCCGCAACCACGACGGGCAGCGGGATTGCCTCGCTCGGCCTCGCCTGCGACAAGGCGGCGTGGGCGATTCACGTCACCGGGTCGGCCGGCGTCTCAGCGGGTGTCGTGACCATCGAATCCGCGCCGACCGCGGCCTACGCAGGGACGTGGTCGTCCATCGCGGTCGTGACGGTCGTGGCGAGCGCCACCGTGCGCACCGCGTTTGAAACCGCGGACCGCCATGTGCGGGCGCGCATTTCCACCACAGTCGTAGATGGAACGGTCACGGTCACGGCCGAGGCGGTGAGCTAATGCGCCGCGGGCTCGGCGGATTTCTCGCAGGCGTCCTGCTCGCGTCAGGCCTCGTCTCGGCGCAACAGGGGGTCTGGGTGCTCATCGGGGGCAGCCAGACGTACCGCGGGGCCACGTCCGGTGCTATCCCGGCCGTGGTCGTGCAGCAGAACAGCTCGGGGCCGATCTTCGAGTTGCGCGGCTCGGATGGCGTGTCCGTGTTCTCGATTGCCGAGGACGGCACCTGTACGGGTGATGGCTGCGGTGGGGGCGGCGGGGACCTCGATGCGAATGACATCGACGCCTCGTCGGAACTCGCCGCGATCATGGACGACGAGACGGGCGGCGGCGTGCTCGTCTTCAACGACTCGCCGACGATTCTCTCGCCGACGATTGCGAACTTCACGAACGCGGTCCACGACCACGGCGACGCCGACGACGGCGGCACGCTGAACGCGGCGGTCATCACCGCGGGCACGATTGGCCACGCGCGGCTCGGCTCCGGCGGTGGCGGGGCGACGAAGTTCCTACGCGAAGACTCGACGTATCAAGAGATCCCTGGCGGCGGCGATGCCCTCGTGGCGTCCTCGCTGGCGCAGTTTGCGGCGACGACGTCGCTGGAACTGCTCGGCGTCATCTCCAACGAAACCGGCACAGGCGCGTTGGCGTTTGCCACTGGGCCGACGCTGGCGGTGCCGATTCTCAACGGGTTCCGCTGCGCGGCGACGGCGGTCAAAACGGCCGACTACACCGTGGGCGCGGCGGATTGCGTCGTGCCATCGAGCGCGGCGGGCACGGACGTCGTGATTGTCCACACGCTGCCCACGGCGGCGAGCGTGGGCGGGCGCGTCTACTGGTTCCCTCGGCTGGACACCGACGTGGACGGATCGCTCACGATTGACGGGAACGGCGCGGAGACGATCAGCGGCGCGGCGAATTACGCCATCGGCATCGGCGATGCGATTGGCATCTACTCGGACGGCACGAACTGGCAACTGTTCACGGGGTTGGGCACGGGCCTGACCGATCCGGGCGCGGACGAGTTCCTGTACTTCAACGACACGACCGGGTTGGTGGACAGTTCCGGCCTGAGCGCGACCTTGGCCGCGATTCTCACGGACGAGACGGGCACGGGCAAGGTGGTCTTCAGCGCGGGCACGCTGGCGATTACCGCGGCGAAGACGCTGACGGTGACGGGCTCGCTGACGTTCACGGGCACGGATTCCACCAGCTTTGCGTTCCCGTCGGGCAGCGGCACGGTGCTGACGGTTGATTCAACGGCGACCCTCACGGGCAAGACGCTGGACGCGGAAGGCACGGGCAACGTCCTCACGATTCCGCAGTTGTACCAGTTCAACACGGCGGTCTGCCAGAACGCGACGGCATCGGCTGGCGGTTCGAGCCCGACCACGCTGGGCGCGGCGGCCGGCTGTCAGGGCACGACCGCGGCGTCCGGTGACCCGGCGCTCGGCTACGTCGCGTTCCCCGCCGCGGGCGCGGATACCGAGTGGCACGACCGCTTTGAACTCCCGGCCGATTGGACGGGCGCGATTGACGTGACCCTCAAGTGGGGCGCGAACTCGACCGGCTCGGGCGACGTCGTGTGGGAGATTGCGTTCGGCTGCGTGGCGGCGGCGGAAGCGCCGACGACCGTGTCGCTGAACGAGACGGCCTTCACGGCGGACGCGAACAACACGGGCGCGGTGTTGCAGTTGAACACGGCGACGAAGACCGGCATCACGACGACCGGCTGCGCCGCGGGCGAAACCGCCTACTTCATCATTCACCGCGACACCGATACGGCTGGCGACACGCTCGATCAGGAGGTGCGCCTGTACTCGGTGGTCTTCACCGTGCGTCGAGCGATCTGATGCGGAAGATTCTCGCCTCGCTCCTGCTGGCCCTGATGCTCGCAGGGCTGGACCTGTCGGCCGCGCGTGTCGATCTGCTGACGAGCCTGATCAGTTATTGGGCGCTCGATGAGGCGTCAGGCCAGCGGAACGACGCGCACGCCGGCAACAACCTCACCGACAACAACACGGTCGCTAGCGCCGCGGGCAAGATCAGCAACGCGGGCGACTTTGAACTGAGCGTCGGCGTCGAGAGTCTCTCGCGGTCTGACAACGCGGACCTGAGCACGGGCGATATTGACTTCAGCCTGAGCGTATGGGTGAACGCCGAGTCGTTCGACGGGGCGAACCCGCATCTGATCGCCAAGATCAACGACGACGCCAGCGTGCTCGAGTATCAGCTCTTCTACCACAACGCGACGACCCGCTATCGCTGGATCGTGTTCGGCGCGGGGCCCGTGGCGGTGGGAGACGTCTCGGCGAACAACTTCGGCGCCCCAGGCACGGGCACGTGGCATCACGTCGTCGCGTGGCACGACGCGGCCAACAACCTCGTCGGGATCTCGGTGAACGATGGGACGGCGGATACCGCCGCGACGACGGGCGCCCCCGCAGATACGTCGGCCAACTTCACGCTGGGGATGATCAGCCCAGGCTTCGGCGCGTCGGGCCAGTGGGACGGGTTGATTGACGAGGTCGGCTTCTGGAAGAAGGTGCTGACGTCGCAGGAGCGGACGGACCTGTACAACAGCGGGAACGGGCTCGCCTATCCCCTGTCTGCGGGCTCGACCACGGCGGCGCCCGCGCTCATCAACAGCCCAATCCGCTGCTGCGTGAGGGGCCGCTGATGCGTCACCTCCTTATCCTGATTGCGTTCGTCTTCATCGCGTCAGCGAACGTCGCGTCTCGGCGCGGCGACGAGTGGCCAGATCCCTACGCCTACTGGAACTGCAAGGTCAACAAGACCGACGGGTTGGAAATGACCGACGTGCGGTGGTTCCACTTGCACAACGGCGAAGGCGCGGCCGACGACGTGACCGTGCAGATGTATTGCGACCACCTGATCAACCAGCCGCTGTTCGATGCCACGGGCACGATTGCGCTGGACGAGGACGAGATCGAAGACGAGCTCGACATGGAGGTCCGCTATACGGTGGCGGGCGTGCCGGTGTCCGACTGGCTCACCGAGTATCCGTTCTCGTTCACGCTGGAGAACGACGACGCCGACCTCCCGGCAGCGGGCGGGATTTACGACTTCTCTCTGGAAATCCGCGTCAACGGCACGACCCCGGCGGACCCGCCCGCGATGGCGCCGTTTGGCTGCAACTGCGACGACCGCTACGACTTCGCGCCGTATGCGTCGTTCCTGCATCTCGGCGGGCGCGAGACGGAAGCGACCACCGCGCCGGTCATCCCGCAGAACGAGCAGGAAACGCTGCTGATCCAGGCGCGTGGGACGAACTACATCCCGTCGGCGTCGTTCCCGACACTGACCGGGTTCCCCGCCGCGACGACGCTGACGCGCTGGACGACGACCCCGATGTACTCGCAAGAGGATCTCTGGCAAGAAATGATGCAGCCGGGGAACGAACAGTTCGTCGGGCAGCAGATGTGGTGGCAGGAACCGGCCGGAACGATTGACGCGGGGATGTTGTTTCTGCGCTCGATGGACGCGAAGGCGGGCGAAGGCTTCCTGAGCCTGTGGAACTTCGGCGGTCAGGTGGACTACGCCAACCACGGATATACCGGGCATCAGTCGTTCCCGGTCAAGGACGGCCCGCGTGGCGTCGGCTGGACGAACGGCTACATCCAAGGCGTCTGTGAAGATCAGGCTGCGCTCGGTGAGGGAAACTACTGCTTTTTCGTGAACATCTCGGGCCAGCTCCGAGTGCTCCACCCGGACGGCGAACTCACCACGATTGTCGGCTGGCGCGTGCCGCCCGGTCAGGGCGCGATCTGGTTCCTCAAGCCGATGACGTCGATCCGCGCCGGGATGGAGTTCCGCGGGACGATCACCAACGGGGAGTGGGCCGACGCGATCAACCCAGGTTGGCACCAGCCGATGGACGTCGCGGTCAACCCAGCCGATCCCGAAGTCCTCTACGTCGCCGCCTACTACGACAACGCGATTTACAAGGTCGATCTCGACCGCGACACGTGGGAGGGCACGGTCAGCGTGCTCGCGGGCGACCCGAACCACTCGTCTGGGTATACCGACCACGCGACCGGCACCTCGGCCCGATTCTTCGGCCCGATCTCGCTGGTGACGTCGCTCGATGGCGCATGGCTCTATGTCAGCGAGCACAACAACGACGCGATCCGCAAGATCAACACGGCCACGGGCGCGACCACGACGATCCACAAGACGACGGGCCTGAGCGCGGCGCTGAACGGCGACACGGGTGTGAGCTGTGGCACGGACGAGCGCACCGTGTGCTGGTCGGCGACGGGGCCATTGAACGCGGTGCGGGCGAGTTCTGACGTAACGCTCGAGGGCGCGAGCTACACGCTCTACTTCCCCGGCCCGATCCGCATCACGAGCACGGGCGATCTGGTGCTCTACGACTACGGCCTGAAGACGCTGCGCTATATCGACCTCGGATCGAACGACGGCACCGATGACGCCGCGACGATCATCACCGACGTGATGGGCGACGGCGGCGCGCTCGGCAACGGGGCATTCGGCGAGTGGGCACGCGGCTGGGTCTGGCTTGACGTGGACCGCTGGGGCGCAGTCGGGCCGCAGGATTCCGTCTACTTCGGCAACGCGACGACGCTCGACCCGCCGCCCGGTGACGAAGTGCAGGGGCGGTTCAACGAAGACTATCGGTTCGCCACGGTCTATACCGACGTGTCGTCGTGGATCTTCGGCTCGTCGCAGAATGGGCGTCCAGTCGGCCAAGGCCCGCCGGGCTTGTCGCGCCCGCCGCATTATCCCTGGCTCCTGATGGTCGATCCGAACGGCGCGCTGTATGTCGCGGGCATCGGCTCGCACGGCATTACGCGGATTCGCAAGCGCCGCTCATCGGACCCGACCTACGCGCAGACACTGAGCGACGTCGCCAGCGAGCGCGAGCGCGATTGGCGATTCTTGGTGGTCGGCGGCACGCGCGGGCCGTTCTCCTCATCGGGGGAGTATGACCTCCGCACGGAGATCGACACCGCGTCCTCGCTCTCGATCTTCTACGGGTGGAACCTCCACAACATCATCGGCCTGCCCGATGCGTGGTTGTTCGACCAGGATTCGACCGACGAGGAGATTGACGCGGGAATGGACTGGCCCGCGGAGATTGCCAACGACGCGCAGTCGCTGGAGATGGCGCGGCTGTATGCGCGGTTCCACGCGAACAGTGAAGCCGCGCCGGAAGACCCGCCCGGCGACCCGCCAGACCCGGCGATTCGCCGATTCCCGCTCCGCATCAAAGGCGGCGACGTGCTGCCGGTGCTGTTTCTTGTGCCCCTCGCGGGACTGCTCGTGACCCTCACCACACGAAGGAGTGTATGAAGGCTTTCTTCCGTCAGAACGGCAAAGCGATTGCGGGCGGGGCGCTCGGCATGGTGCTGGTGCTCGCTCTCGTCGGCTCGTGGCTCGCCGTGAGCGATTACCTCTTCCGGCGCGGTGAGCACGACACCATGAAGAACATCGTCATCGACCTCCAGAAGCGGATGCCGGTGGTCGAGAAGGCCGCGGGCCTGAAGTAATGGATTTCGCCGCGCTGTACGGGACGCAGTTGACGCGCCGCCTCGGCTCGGCGGACACCACCAATCTGTTCACCACGGCAATTCGCAAGGCCGCCGTGAACGAAGCGCAGACGTGGTTCGTGACGCAGACGAACTGCCTCACCCGCACGGCCGCGATCACCATCGTGGACGAGCAGGGCGAGTACGACCTCGAAGCGGAAATCGCCGACGAAGACTTTCTCAGCATCGCCAAGCAGGGCGTCGAGATTGCCATCACGCCCGATGCGACGGGCATCACCCGGTACATCGCGGGCGACGACCTGCCGCGGAAGCCGATTGCATGGATGAACCGCTACCGCAGCGGCTGGCGCGAAGAAGCCCCGGGGCAGCCGGAACTGCACTACGAGCGCATGGACGCCGGGCGGGTGTTTCTCGGCCTCGTTCCCGCGCCGCTGTTTGCGGATGCCGCGGACGTGTGGACGCTGAACGTGCCGTACGTCGTGCAGCCGACCGCGATGGTGGACGACGCCGACGAGCCGTTCACGGTCGGCAGCGATGCGCTGAAGGCGCTGACGCCGTGGCATGACGCGCTGGCGGACTACGCCGCGGGCGAGCTCGAGCAGCTCCGCAAGGACCTGGAACGGGCGCAGTACTTCCGGGCGAAGGCGGAGACGCGCGTGTTGGACTACCTCGACAAGCAGCGGCCGACGCTGGGCCGGTCGCTGACGGTGCGGACGAGCTATCGCCGTGAGGCACGCACGATTGGCGGGCAGTGGATCAGCGATGGGCCGCGCCGATGGTGAAGATTCTGTATGACTGCGGCCACACGCAGGAGTGGGCGGACGGGCAGGCGATGGTCTGCCCCAGTTGTGGGGAGACGCAGCGGGTGCGCGTGACGGCCCCACCGCCGACGTTTACGGGTGCGGTGCGTGGGCCGCGGGCGATTGAGAAGCCCGTCGAACCGTTTCGTGAGTTGTTCAAGGGAGCGTAACCGTGCCGTCAGGACTTTCGTTCATGCCGCCCGCGACCCCGGAGAAAGGCCAGCGTGGCGCGTCGTCGCTGCAGCCGTCGGAGACGCCGGTCAAGACGCTCAACCTGAACCTGCCGAAGGTCACAGGCGCGCGCGCGATTGCCGCGCCGTCGCTGCTGGCCCCGTCCGCGGGTGCGCCGTCTCCGGAAAGCGCGGTGTTGCAGTCGATGCTGCAGACGTTCCTGCGCTCAGATCAACCGGCGCCGTCCGCGCTCGCGCCGGGTGGGCCGACGTCGCTGGCGGGATTGCCTCCGTCCGGGACATCGGCCGCCGTTGGCCCGATGGGCCCGTCGTTCAGTGGCGCGGCCCCGGGTGCGGGTGGCGGTGAGGACGACGAACTGCGCCGCCTCATCGAAGCCCTGCTCGGCAGCGTGGGCGCACCGCCGCAGGGGCCGAACATCATCCCCGGTGTGGGTGGACCGGAAACGCCACCCCCGGCACCGCCGACCCCGCCGCCAGCGCCGCCGCCGGGACCGGGACCGATTGAAACGCCGCCACCACGCTTCCCAGGCATTGAGCGCGGGACGCCGACCGAGTTTGACGGCGGCGAAGACATCCTGCGCCGGTTCGGATTCCTCTGATGCCGGCGGCCCTTCAGTCTCGCCCGGCCGCGCCGAAAGCGAAGCGCGAACTGACCCGCGTCACGGACATGACGGGCGGGTTGGATCGACGTGTCTCGCCGTCGCTGATGAAGCCGGAGCGGGCACGGCGGTTGAAGAACGCGACGTTGAGCACCGCCGGTGAATGGGGACCACGTCCCGGCTGGGCGGACTGGCACACGACGTCACTGGGCGCGGGGCGGGCGCAAGGGGCCGCACGGGTGTATCTGTCGGGCGTGACGCCGTTCAACCTGTTTGCGTGGGGCGGCGACGTCTACCGGCCGACCGATGCGGGCGTGATCGGCGCGGTGGTCGAATCGACGCTCCACGCGACGAACGCGGTGTTCTTCCCGCACGACGCCGAGCTCGTGGCCGTCTTCGACGCATCGAACGTGCCGCGGAAGTCGCTCGACGGCACCACCTGGACGCAGATGGGCATCACCCCACCAGCCGCGCCGACATTGGCGGGGTTGGCGGGCGGCTCGCTCGTGGACACGAACATCTACTCGGTGACGAGCGAATACCGCTCGGCGCTGACCACGTCGAACAGCAGCGCGGCGGCGACCCACACGGTGGCCGCGGCGGACCTGTCGATCCGCGTGACGCTCGTAGCGAGCGCGGACCCGCAGGTCACGGCGATTGACGTCTACATCAAGAACGACACGGCGGGCGAAACCGTCCGACGCTACGCGGGCACCCGCGCGAATACCAACGGCGTCGTGGATATCACGGCCCCGGTCTCGAGCACGGCGGCGGAAGCGCACACGAACCGGAACGTCCCGCCGGCGCTGGCCTTTGGCGTGCCGTGGAAGAACCGCTGGTGGGCCGTCGATGCGGTGGACCCGACACTGCTCCGCTTCACGGAAATCTTCGAGAACCAGAGCTGGCCCACGCTCTATTACATCCAGATCCCGTTCACGCGCGGCGACGAGATTACCTGCGTGGTGCCGCTGGGCGATGTGCTGGTCGTGTTCGGCCGCGCCAAGCAGGCGTTTCTCATCATCGGCCAGACGTCGCTGGACTTCGAGGTCAAGCCGTCGGCGGCGATTGAAGCCGGCGCGTTCGGGCCACGGGCGGCGGATGTCGTGGAACAGGGCATCGTGCACGCGGGGCCGGAGGGCGTCTACATCTTCGACGGCGCGACGGATCGGCTGCTGTCGTACGACTTCGAGGACGACTGGCGCGCGTTCGTCAATGCGACGACCGAAGCGAATCTGGAAAAGGTGCCGGTCATCTACCACCGGAACCGCAAGGAAGTGCGCGTAGCGATTCCGTCGCTGCCAATGACGGGCAGTGCCGGTGAATGGGCGCTGGACTTGGCGCGGACGCGGATCAAGGACATCCCGGCGTGGGCGACGACGGATCGCGCCATCGGCGGGTACGTCCAGTGGGACGGCGCAGAAAGCACGACCGGCAACAGCGGGCGGCTGTTCTCGTGGTCCGACACGATTGGCCGGATGTACGAGGAAGCGACCGGCACGACCGCGAACGGCAGCGACACGGTGGCGGATTACGAAGGGCCGTCGTTCCCGGTCGATGACCTGAAGGTCGCGCGGTTCCCGGCCGCGTTTGTCGAGTTCGCGCCGAACGAAGGGTTGCTCGCGCTGGAAGTGAAGTGCGACGGCCGCACGGTGCTGGAGACGACCGTGGACATCGGCGCGGGGTTGGACGTCTACGGCGAGGGCGAATACGGCACCGCGGTCTACGGCGGGCCGGGGCGGATTCGTGTCCCGGTCGATCTGCCGGTGACGGCCGAGGGCGGGACGATTCAGTTCATTTTCCAGTACACCGGACAGGCCGCGTATCGGCAGTTTGGCTACGGCTTCGTGTCGCACACCGAGCCCGAGATTCGAGGCATCTAGTGGCGTACCCGACTTCAGTCACGACGTTTACGACCAAGAACGACGGCGACGTCATTGCGACCTCGCACGTCAACGGCCTGCAGACCGAGGTGACGGCCATCGAGACGCAGTTGCTGCTCGGCTGGACGGCGTACGTCCCGGTCTGGACCGGCGCGAGCGTGAACCCGGCGATTGGCGACGGCACGATTGTCGGCGCGTACCACCAAGTCGGCAAATTGGTGAAGGCTCGGATCGCGATCAACATGGGCTCGACCACAACATACGGCACTGGCGCGTGGTCGATCACGCTGCCGTTTACGGCGGACGCGACGGCTGGCTATGTCGTGGGCAGCGCACTCATGAGCGACACCGGCGGGACCGGCTTCCACGTTGGCGTGGCGACCATCGCCACCACCGCCACCATTTCGCTCTTGGCGCACGGGGCGAGCGCCGCGGCGGCGCCAGCCGTGCCGTTCGCGTGGGCGGCCACCGACGTGCTCATCGTTGACGTCGAGTTTGTGAAGGCGTAGACGATGGCGGACGTCTCTTACGTGGAGTCGCAACTGCGAGCCTTCGACGGGCCGCAGCGGGTGTCGCTGAAGAACATCTTTCTGCATGTTCTGAAGGCGAACCTGCGCATCGGCGTGGACCGCCCGCAGAACCTCGCGCTGTATGGCGTCGAAGGCCGGACGCACGCGACGCCGGATACCGCGTTCGACGTGGAACACGGGCTGGGGAAGACGCCGCGGCTGCTGATTCCGTGCGTGGACTTGAACACGGCGAATCAGGAACTCGTGCCGCTGAAAGTCGTGAGCGCGAACGAGCGGTTTATCCGGTTGTCGAGCTCGGTCGGGGACGCGCCGTTTCGCGTGCTGTTGGAAGGTTGACGACGATGCCGAGATTTTCCCCCGCCACGCCCGAGCAAGTGCAGCAGTTGCGCCTGCGCCATCAGAACCAGCAGGCGGACTACGCGCGGAACTACAACAGCGGCAACGTGCCGCCGCCGGGGCCGGGCTTCTACGCGCCGCCGTTCTACATCACGGATAACGGCTATCAGTACATCCTCGGCACGGGCGGGCAGTGGGTGGAGCAACCGTTCGTGATGCCGTCGCCGTTTCAGATGCCGAATCCGGGCGGCGCGAATCCGACCGGCCCGACCCGCACCGCGTTTCCCGAACCGCGCCAGCCGTGGCAGTCAGGTGGCAACAACATGCCGACCGTACCGAATACCCCGAATCAGCCCAACAGCGGCAGCGGGAACAACTCGTGGCAGCAGTACCTGCCGTCGATCATCTCCGCGATCACGCCGTTTCTGGCGAACATGGGCAACGGCAACGGCGGCCCCGGAGGCGGCGGCAACAACGGTAGCGGCGTCGATCCGATGCTCGCCGGCCTCTTGCCCGACATGCAGGCGATGTTCCGCTCGCAACTGGCGCGGCAGCGCGCGTCTGACCCGCTCTATCAGCAGGTGTTGCAGATGGCGGGGCGACAACTGCCAATGTGGTCGCGCGGCAACTTCGGCGCGTTGTCCGGTTCGTCCGGGACATCGGCGGCCGTTGGCCCACAGGGGCCGTTGCCCAACTCGGGCAACACCATGCCCACGGGCCCTTCGCACAGCATCGGTAGCCGCTTTCAGGGGCCGCCCGCGCCCCCGGCGGGGCCGTCTCCGATGAATCAGATGGTCGCGGACCTCATCGCGCGTGGAGGCCGGTAATGGCATCGCTCTGGGATCAGTTATCGAAGAAAAGCCGCAGCGGCGTATCGCCGTTGCTGCCGAGTCAGGCGCCGCCGGTCGAGAATCCCGCGTCGCTGCCGAACCAGCCGCCGAATGGGTTGACGTTGCCGACGCCGCCGGGCGTGCCCGCGCCGAACCCGAACGCGCCCGGCCCCGGCGCGAACAGTTGGAACACGAACGGCTACGCGCAGCCGAATTACACGGCGTCGAATGTGCCGCAGTTTGCGCCGAGTGGCTGGGACCAGACGAAGTGGGCGGACCCGAACCACCAGTCACCGAAGTACGCATGGGGCCGCATCTACGCCTCCAACCCGAACACGCCCGAAGGCCGCGCGAACATGATCGCGCAACTGCAGCAGGCATATCCGGGGGTGACGTTCAACGGGAAAGACCTCGCCGACTTCTCGGGCGTGCAGGGCATGAACGGTATCGGGCAGGTGGACCTGTTCCAAGGGGCCGGGGACGGGACCTACGGCATCTCATGGCGCGACATCGCCGCCGAAGCCGCGCAGGCCGCCCAGCAGGGGCAGGCGGGCGGCGGCAACTTCGCACAGGCGGGCGCGTTCCCGAATGGCGGATCAGGCGGCAGCGGCGGGTTCCAGTCCACCGGCAACGCGCAGCTCGACCAGATTCTGCAGGGCGGGCTCGGCCTGCCGGGTGGGGCGTTCGGGCTCGGGCCGTCGCAGTTCGATGACCACGACACGATGCGCCTGTTCGACTTGATCAATTCGCGGCTCGCCATGTTGACGACGCCGCAGGAAGATCCGTCGCTCACGAACTATCTGAACCGCGCGACCGGCTTTGCGAACGACCTGAACACGCCGTACCAGAACCCGCAGATGGCGCAGACGCAGAGCGTGCTGCAGCAGATTCTGAACGACGTGCAGGGCAAGCCGTTCTCTGATTCTCAGTCAGCCGCCTTGCAGGCGCAGGCGACGGATCAACTGGAGCGCGACCGGGCCGCGGCCACGCACCGCACGACCGCACGCATGGCGGGCCTCGGGCACGGCGCGGGTTCCGGCACGATCCAGCAGGCGATTGGCGACGTGGACCGCGAGTACGACAACCAGCGCGGGCTGAACCAGCGCGCGATCACGCTCGCGGGCATCGACCAGATCAACCGCAACCGGCAGACGGCGACGTCCACGGCGCAACTGCTGAGCGACTTGACGGGCCGCGAGCAGGCGCTGAACGAAGGCCGCAAGGCGCAGGGGCTCGGCATCCTCGATTCGGTCGTGGGCCAGTTGCGCAATCAGCGGAACGAGAACGAAGCGCGGCTGGATAAGGCGTTGCCGCTCGCGTCGATTCCGCTGCAGTTGGGCGACCAGCGGCTGCAGGCGGCGCTCCAGGTGCTCGGCCTCGGCGGGCAGCCGAATCCGCAGGGCATCTTCTCGTCGCTGGCGCAACTGTCGGCGCAGACGCAGGCGAACAACATCCAGCAGAACGCGAACAACTCGCAGTTCTGGCTCGGGCTCGGGCAGGCGGTGGCGGGGCTGCCGTGGGGCCAGTGGTTCAAGCCGCAGCCGCAAGGGACGACGTAAATGGATAACCTCGCCAACCTGCTCGCGTCGATTGGGACGCCCGCGTCGTTCGCGCCGCTGGCGCCGATGGGTGGCGCTGCGCCCGCACCGATGGCTCCACCACCGCCACCGAGTGCGCCACCGGCCGGCGCGCCGCCTCCCGGCATCCCGCGGCCACCGCAGCCGAATCGCATCGGCCAGACGCTGCAGACGGTGATGCCGTTTGTCTTGGCGGGGTTGGCGGCGAAGAACGGCGGCAAGGTCGCGGCGGGCGCGATGCTGCAGGGGTTCAGTCAGGGCGCGGCCCGCGCGAAGGCGCTGGAGCAGCAGCAGGCGGAGAACGAGGCGCAGGCGCAACTGACGGCGGAAGCGCGGCAGCAGCGGCTCGACGAGTTCAAGTTCAAGCGCCAGGCCGAGATCGCCGCGTTCGGCGACAGCATTCTGGCGAAGGCGGAAGCCGCGATGGACCCCGGCGCGCGGGCGGAACTCGTGCGGCAGGGCAACGAGCGCGGACGTCAGATTTACGGCGCAGGCTGGGTCAACGTGCAGCCGTTCGAGGGCCGCACAAAGGCGGACGTCGAACGTGAGCGCAAAGCGGCGCAGGCCGTGCTCGACGGGCTGGAGAAGAAGTTCAAAGACCAGCCCGATCAACTCGCCGAACTGATCGCGCGGGACGCGCCGATCCGCGTCGCGGGCACGCAAGTTGACCGCCCCATCAGCCACTACCGCGCACTCGTTGGCGAAGCGGACGCGATGGGACCGGACGGCAAGCCGGTCGCGCCAATCGCAGCCGCTGAAGACTGGTTGAACAAGGCCGCGCCGGGACAGAGCGAGTTCTCGATCAAGGCGCGGCCCGCGTTGGCGAGCGCCTCTGCGGCGAAGGGTTCGCCGCTCACCCCGGCAGAAATCTCGACCGTCCTCGACAGCGTCAAGACCGCTGACCCGAACAAGATCCAAGACGCTATCGACGCGCTCAGGCTCCAGCAGATGGGCCAGTCGGGCGGCCGTCGCCCGATCACGGAGACAGCCGAAGCGAATCTGATCCGCCAGTTGTCGGGCCAGTGGACGACCGCCACGGCTCCGTCCCGCGAACTCAATCGGCAACTGGCGCTGATGCGAACCGGCGTGAAGGCGGCCGAGCGCGGCGACATGGCGCAAGGCGCGCAGGTCATCCTCGTCACCTTCCAGAAGATTCTCGACCCGCCGTCCGTCGTGCGCGAGTCGGAGTACATGCGAAGCGCGGCTGGGCTGGCGCTGCTGGACCGCGTGCGCGGCTGGTACGAGCAGTTGCATGCTGGCGGCGCGGGCGTGCCGTTGGAGCAGTTGCAGAAATACGCGAAGTTGGCAGAGGAAGCCGCGCAGGCGCAGAACGACGGCTATCTCGCGTCGGTCAAGAACCGCATCACGAAGACCGCGCAGCGGTACCAGATTCCAGAGGAACTGCTCGGGCTGGACTTCGACCCGTATGAGGCGAAGTCGCCCGAGTCCGGCGCCGCAACGGCACCGAAGCCCCCTGCGAATCCGAAGAAGAACGACACGTGGGATCGGCTCGGTCAGGTGTACGTGTGGGACGGCACTGCGTGGGTGGCCCGGTAATGCCGCAGAACTCGCAGTATCCATCTGGCACCCGACTCGACAAGGACGGGAACGTCATCAGCTATCCGGCTGGCACGAAGCTGGACAGCGAGGGGCGACCTCCGGTGGTGGCGCCGACGATGCCGGCCCCGCCGACGAAGCGCGACCAGTTGATCGCGCAGTATCAGGCCCACGAAGCCACGAAGACCACGCCCATCGGTCAGGCCCTGCGCGAGACATTGCCAGCGGCGGGCGGACTCGTCGGCGGCATGCTCGGCGGGCCAGTTGGCGCCGGCATTCTGGGCGCTGGCGGTGAGGCGGTGAGCCAGTTACTGGCGAGGCTCGTTGGTGCTCCGGCCCCGTCTTCGCCGCTGGATGCCGCGCTCGCCATCGGTAAGCAGGCCGGCGTGCAGGGCGGCGCGCAGGCGGCCGGCAACATGCTCGGCTCAGTCATGCGGCGCGGCGGCGCAAAACTCATGCAATCCGCGCTGAAGCCGACCGCCACGAATCTGAAGGATGCCATCGGCGGCGCAGAGATCCCAAAGGTCGTGCAGACGCTGCTCGACGAGGGCGTGAGCGTCACACCGGGCGGGCTCGCCAAGCTCAACCAGATCATCGAGACGACCAGCGGCCAGATTGACGATGCGATTGCGAACGCGCCTGGATTTGTAAGCCCGCAGCATGTCGCTTCGCGCTTGACCGACTTGGAGCGGCGCGTGGCGACCCAGGTCAACCCCGTCGATGACGTCGCACTCGTGCAACGCGCCCGCGAGGAGTTCCTGTCACAGCCGGGCGTCACGACCAAGCCCGGCATCGTCGGCCAGCGCGAAGTCGTCGGCCCGGTGCTCGACGCGCAGGGCCGCCCGGTCATCAGCATCGAGGACGTCGCCGGGCAAGTCCCGCGCGACATGACGGTCCAAGAGGCGCAGGCGTTCAAGAAGGGCACGTACCGCGCGCTCGGCCAGAAAGCGTACGGCGAACTCAAGGGACCAAGCATTGAAGCGCAGAAGGCTATCGCCCGCGGACTCAAAGAAGACGTGCAGACCGAGGTCGCCAAGACCGGCATTGACATTGCCCCAATGAACGCCCGCGAAGGCGCGGCCATCACGGCGAAGGAGGCTGTCGGCCGGCGACTGGCATTGTCTGGCAACCGCGACCCAGGCGGGCTCACATGGATCGCCGGCAACCCCGGCGCGTTTCTCGTGGCGCTCGCGCAGCGCAGCGATGCGTTCAAGTCACTACTGGCGCGCGGGCTCTACAACGAAGCGGCGCTGGCGACTGGCGTCACACCGCAGGTGATCCGACTCGCGGCCATGAAGCTGCTGGAAAGCGACGGGGCCAAGTGACCGACGAACAGCGCGCGTTCGTCCGTCTCCAAAGCGCCGTCGAGCACATCGCGGTGCAGAACGCCGAGCAGCACAAGGCGAACCTCGAAGCCCTCATCGGGATGCGCGGCGACATTAAAGAACTCGAAGTGCAGGTGCGGAAGACGAACGGCACGATCCTGGTCCACGAGCATCGGATCGCGGCCTTGGAGCGGGCGCGGCTCGTGGACGCCAGCGACGAGGCGAAGAACGTCAAGCGTGCGGACCTGCGCTGGATCTTTACGCTGCTGGCGATTGGCGGCTCGCTCGTCGCGGCCGCGTTCAAGTTGGCAGGGCCGTGACGTTCATTCTCCAGCGCACGCCGACGAAGAATGGAACGACCATCGGCCATCTCCAACTCGTGTATGGCGACGACCGCATCCCGCTGTGCTGGACGCTGGAAGACGCGATCCGCGAAGTCGAGGGCCAGCCGGTGAGCACCTGGAAGGTGCTGGGCGAGACGGCGATTCCCGCGGGCGTCTATCAAGTGGTCGTCACGCCGTCCAAGCGGTTTCACCGGAAGTTACCGCTACTGCTGAACGTGCCGGGGTTCACGGGGATTCGCATCCACGCCGGTAACACGAAGAAGGACACCGAGGGCTGCATCATCCCCGGCCTTGGGCAGTCGGCGGATTACGTGTTCGACAGCCGCGCCGCGATGGAGTTACTGCTGCACCAAATCAACGAGGCGCTGCTGGCGGGGGAGCGCGTCGAGATTGACGTTCGCAACCCGCTGTTTATCTGAAGGAGAGACATGAGTATCCCTGCTCTGCTGGTCGTCGCGGCGGTCGTGCTGAGTGGCTACGCGCTGATCGAGTCGCGCGGCCGTGGCGCCCTCAACTGGGCGGTGTTCGCGTTGGCGCTCGCGTTGGCGCTGCCGCTGTTCTGAAAGGACGCTATGAATCCGCTGGTCAAGAAACTCATCGGCGCGGGGATTCGCTATGTGCTCACGACGGCCGCCATCGCGGTGGACGTGAGCGACTCGCAAATCGAGACGTACGTGGATGCGCTGATCGTGGTCGCCGTGGGCGGCTGGTCCGTGATCCAGAAGATTCGCTCGCAGAAGGAAACGCATACCGCGCTGGCGCTGCCGAAGGGCAGCACGGTCGAGACGGTGCAGGCGGCCATCAAGGAGACGGGCGGGGCCCCGGCCATGCTGCCGGCGGACGTCGCGCCCAAGATGGTGCCTCGATGATCACGCTCGACCTCCTGATTGTCTTCGCCACGAAACTCATCGAGCTGTTCCTCGCCATCCGTGAGGACATGACGCCCGACCAGCGCAAGGCGTTCTGGCTGCTGATTGAGCGCGTGCAGAAGCAGATCGAAGACGCACAGAAAGGCGCATCCGCATGACCATTACCCAACTGCTCGAGTATCTCTACCGGCTCCGTCAGGAGTTCGCGGACGCCTTCGACCCCGAGGCCGACGACGCGCGGAACGAGTCCGTCGCGGTCAGCGCGGTCGCCTCGTCGCGCGCTCGCCTGGAACTCACCGAACAGCTCACGATGGTGGAGGCGCTCCGCGTGGAACGCGCGAAGTATCCGCCGTCTGGCCTGACGGCCGAACAAAAGGCCGCGATCCTGAACGACGCCTGTTTCCGCGTCGGCGGGCCGTGGGGCCTGCTGGCGAAGCCGGACGGGAACAACTGCCCGTGCGGCGACGAGCGGATCGCGTGCGACATCGTATTCAACCGCGACTCGCGGCTGCACTTCGACGTCTTCATCGACCAGGAGGGTTCGGCCACCATCTCGTGGCAGGACAAGGGCACGCACAGCGGCCGATGGGTCGCGCCGCGCCAGCCTTCGGTCGTGGACCCGGCCGACCCGCCGCCCGTGGACCCACCGCCGACGGGCATTGACCTCGCGGCCGTGATCGCGCTGCTCGTGGCCTTCGACCGCAAACTGGACGAGATGCGCGCGATTCTGGCGCTCCTACGAGACACGAAGATCGTGGACGTGCAGGTGGCGGTGGATGCGATTCGCCACGCGAAGGATGACATTATCGCGGTCGCCAAACAGCCGCGCCCGCTGACGGTGAGCGTTCCGATTCTCGGCACGGCGCGCGGCACCATCGGCGCCCCGACGGCCTAACGTGAAGGCCAAAGCCGCGACAGCGCGACGGTGGCGGATCGACGAACGGGCACGGAACATCCATCGGATCGTCATCGACCTGCCCTACGTCGGGGACGAGCAGTGGGTGCTCCTGCAATCGGACGTCCACTGGGACAATCCCAAGGCCGACCGCGAGATGTTCGCGCGGCATCTGGACGAAGCCCGCGAGCGCGACGCGCCGATTCTCGACAACGGCGACTTCTTCTGCGCGATGCAGGGAAAGTTCGACAAACGCCACACGAAGGACGACCTACGACCGGAGCACCAGCGGGCCGACTACCTCGACGCGCTCGTGGACACGGCCGCGGCGGCGCTCAAGCCCTACGGCGACCTGCTCGCGGTGCGCGGGCAGGGCAATCACGAGACGAGCATCCTGAAGCGCCACGAGACGAACCTGACCGAACGGCTGGTGGAGCGGCTGAAGACGCAAGGCAGCGACACGGTCAAACTCGGCGGGTACTCCGGGTGGGTCGTGTTCGACGTCGTCATGTGCCAGACTCGGCACAAGCCCATCAAACTCCACTACCACCACGGCTTCGGCGGCGGCGGCGCGGTCACGCGAGGCGTCATCCAGACCAACCGGCAGGCGGTGTTCCTTGCGGATGCTGACATCGTCTGGACGGGCCACACGCATGATACCTGGCAGGTGCCCATCGCGCGGGTGCGGCTGAACGCGGACCTCGACGCCGTGGAGCACACGCGGCAGGTGCATGTCCGCGGGGCCGGTTACAAGGAAGAATACGGCGATGGGTACGGCGGCTGGCACATCGAGCGCGGCGCGGCCCCGAAGCCCGTAGGCTGAAGCTCAAGTACGGCGCGAGCGGCAAGCGCGATTCGATTCTCGACTGGGAAATCACCGAGGCGAAGTGAAGACCCGCAAGCGGCCGGAGCGTGATCCGATCCTGCTGGAGATTGCCGCGGCCATCGGCGCGGGGCGGATTCGCGTCGGCGGCATCGAGGACGAACGCGAGCTCGTGCATGGGTTCGCGCGGCCAGACGGCAGCATCGTAATCGACCCCAGCATCGACGTGACAGACACGTTGTTACACGAATGTCTCCATCGACTCCGGCCAGCGTGGACAGAGCGGGCGGTGCGGATCAAGACGTGCCGGCTGATGCGCCAACTGAGCCGCAAGGAGATCGACACGTTGTACGGCCTGCTCGCGGTGGCGGTGACCAAGCCGCGGCGGCGACCGCGAAAGGCCCGATGATCTGGCTACGGCTGTTCGCGCGGGGCTTTCTCATTGTCGCGTTCGTCGCGCTGAACACGCGGCACATCGCGGCGCTGGACTACTCGCGGGCGTTTCTCACCGGCTGCGCCATCTCGTTCGTCTGGTGGGGCAACAGCAAATCCGCGGCGCACGTCGAGGTCCGCGGCGCACGCTGGGCGTACGCGCTCGGGGCGGGCGCCGGGACACTATTTGGCATGTGGCTGGGCCGCTGACCACGATCCGTGGTCACCTGACCACTATTACGGAGCTTGTAATAACGATGACGCCGAACCCCGTAAGAGAGATCCACACTGGATCGAAACGCAACAGTCGCGCCGGGAAGGGCCGCTTCGACCTGCTCCCCCCGCGGGCGATGTCGGAAGTGGCGATCCACTTCGAGGGCGGCGCCAGCCGATTCGGCGACCGCAACTGGGAAAAGGGCCAGCCGCTGTCGTGGTATCTCGACTCGGCGCTCCGTCACACGTTCGCGGTGCTCGAAGGCAAGACCGACGAGAACCACGCCGCCGCAGCGGCATGGAACCATCTCTGCTTCATCGAGACGCGGGCGCGTATCAAGGCCGGGCTGCTGCCGGCCGAACTGGACGACCTGCCCGGCGTGCCGGCCGAAGACTAGTCCGTCAGCGGCGAGATGATCCAGTCCGTGCGGCCCTGCCGAAACAAGCCCCAGCAGGTGCGGCAGAGTTTCGTCGGCGTGCCTGGCGCGTCGGGCAAGGTGACGCCCATCACGGCTTGACGCAGGCACGATTGCGGTGCGCCGTCTTTCGGCGTCCACGTCGCTTCACACAGCGTGATCTTCGCCTTCATATGCATTGGGCACCTCGCTGACGGCGCACGCGCTGCCAGATCCACGTCACGCTCACGTCGAGCACGGCGTACACCACCACCAACCCGAAGACGGCCAGCGCCAGCGCGTCCACGGTCTTCGCCTTGAGCCAGCGCATGGGGTCGCCTAGTCTATCCCACGACATCGCGTGGCGCGCGTCGTCCCAGGAAGATGTCCTCACTGATAAGTTGTTGCAAACAGGCGTGTTCGTGCTGGAGCATCGGCCTTCTAAGCCGAGGGTCGGAGGTTCGAGACCTCCCGGGCGCGCATCCTGCTGTGTCATCGTAAACCTCAGTAAATACGCCACATTTCGCGTGTTCGGCAGGGGCTCCGCTCGGCAGGCAGCGACGACGGCCCCTGGTTGCGCGTCGTCCCACGGTCCAAAAATGTCTAAGCAAATCTGCGAGAGTCCAACCAGTGTCGTTCCATTAGGTCGTCCCAGCGGGCTTCTTCGCCTTCGGCTTGCGGGTCTTGCCCCAGCGGGCGGTCAGCATCTTCGCGGCATGGGCGGTGCGCTGCTCCTTCGTCACCTTCGCCCAGCGGGCGCGGCCCATTGCTTGGGCGGCGGGGTTCTTCTTGGCGGTCATCGTAGATACTCCAGCGCGTGATTGACGAGTTCTTCGGGCGTCGGCATGACGAGCCGCGGACCACCGAGTGCGGGCTGATACCCTTCGACGGCGCGGCGGACGCGCTGATAGCAGCATGGCCCGACGTAGACCATTTGCGCCCGGTCAGCGGTTATGACGCGGCGCGGCTTGCCTGGAATGGCGTGCTTGCAGGCGAAGCACCTGGCGCGGCCCAAGGTCGCGGCGGCTTCGTTCTTCGGCTTCATAGAGTGCCCCACTGTTGGGCCATCGCGTCGGCGATGCCCTGATAGGTTCGGCTGCGCTTTTTCCATCGGTCAGGCGAGGGCGGCTCACGGTGGACTCTGGCGTGGCGCCCGTCCACGAGTTGTGTCGGCCGGAGCGGCGGCAGGCCCTTCAGCCAGAGGCACGTCGCCTTGACCTCGCCGTGGCCGAACATCCACGGCTGCACGATCTGGTCAGGCCTGCGTATGCGGCTGCTGATGACGCTGACAGGATTCTCCAGCGCGATATGCGAGATCGGCGCGTCTAGTAGCGTCCGCACGAAGTCGAGCGCCAGCGCCTGCTCCTCCTGCTTCGCCGCGAACCACCGCGCCCCGCTCACCGCCAGATGCGTGCATGGCGGATGGGCGATCATCAGATCCCAGCCGTCGCGCAGATGCACGCGGGCGTCATCGCGGATATGTGGCCCCGGCGTCTCGGTCGGTAGCAGGTCGCACGACCATGCGTCATGGCCCTGCGCCCTGAATGCATCCCGCACGACGCCAGAGAACTCGCACGCGACGAGGACTCTCATCGCGCGGCCTTCCATCGGTTCAGCAGTTCGTCCGGCCATGCGTGCGGCAGCGGCTGCGTCTCGTGAAACCTGTTCGTCTCGGGCGCGTGCTTCTCGCACGCCTGACGCCAGCCCGGCACGAACGATCGGCCGAGTTGGCGCTGTCTGGTCTGGTAGGCGGGGCTGTGCTTGCAGTCGCGGCAGCCGGAATCAAGTGGCGTCATGGTCCTGTGCTCCTGTTACTGCTGGGAGGCGGCGGGCGCGTCGTGGCGTCCAAGGCCGCGCCCCTTGTTAGCGTCGGCGTATAGGGTGACGAGCGCGACGCGGCGTCCACAGACCGGGCATTGTGCGGTGACGCGGCCCTTACGAACGCCGTCAGCCGGGAAGCGGTATGTATTCTGAACGCCGTCGCCGTAACTACCGTCGCACATCTTCGCGTTCGTCATGAGAGAGACTATACAAGCGCAAGCATGTAAGCGCAAGTAGAATCGACAGGCTGGGCGAAGATTCTTGAAGGGAAAGCGAAAGTCACTTCGTGAGCTTCGCCAGCGCGTCAGCGACCGTCTCGGCATGGGCGGCCCGGACGTCGTCCTCCGCGTCCAGCGTGTACCGGCGGCTGGTCTTCCACGAGGCGTGTTGCATCAACTGCTGGACGGCGTCCCGGCTCCGCGTGGCCCGGTAGATGAGCGTGCCGAACGTGTGCCGAAGCTGGTAGGGCGTCATGCGCGGCAGCCCGGCGGCCTTCACGGCCCGATGCCAGCTTTTCGACAGCGAGCCCCACGAGAACGGCCCGCACAGCCCATTGGCCACGAGGTCCCGAAACGCCTCCACGGCGGCGGGCACCAGCGGCACCCAGATGGCCTCGGAGCCCTTCCCCTTCCCTCTCGCCGGCAGACGCAACCGTTCACGGGTCAGGTCCAAGTCGGCGGGCATGATCGTCTTCAGCTGTTTCGGGGTGATCTGGCAGAAGGCGAGACAGCGGAGCCGGATGCGCGTCTGCGACCACTTTGGCCGCGTGTCGCCCTTCCCCGCCCGCCCGCGGTCTGGCAAGGCCGCCAGTACTTGTTCGATGACCTCGTAGGACAGCGCCCGGGGCCGCGCGTCGGGCTCTGGGGCTTCGTCCACCTCGCGCACCGGGTTCTCAGCCCGCCGGCCGTCCAGCACGCGGTAGAGGTTGCTGAGGGCGCGTAGGCGCAGGTTGACGGTGTGCGGGGATAACGGCCGCGGGTCGTCCCGCTTCCGCGGCTGCGTCAGCCAGCGGTCGCGCACGGCGCGGATGTCAGACGCCTGTAGGCTGTCCCGCTGGCGATCGCCAAACTCCGTGACCCACAGGCCGATCTGGTAGACGCGCTCCTTATAGGACGGCATGGCCGTCACGGCGGCCAGATAGCGGCGGGCATCGCTCGAGAACGCCCCGCGGGTGGCGCGGCGCTTCCGGTTGACACGGTGGCTCGCCTGCGCGTCCCGCCGCCAGTTCTGCATCTCGGCCGCGCTCGTCTCGAGCGGGAACGTCCGACGGAGCGGGGGCCGGTCTCGGCCTTGGCTGACGACGGCCCGCCAGCCCGCCCCGTGCCGATGGACGCCCGGCCCCTTCTCCCCCACCTAGCACCAGACCGTGTCCCAACTGATCGCGGTCGAGTACGTGACCGGGGCCAAGCCGGGACTCAAGCAGCACTCGCGGTAGACGAACGTCTCCCCCGCCCGCACGCGGGACAGGTAGGACCATGCGGCGGTCGCGCCCACCTGGACTCCGGCCGCGTCCACGACCTTGGTCACGCCGCGGACATTCTCGGCGCAGCCCGTGCCGGTGTTGCGGGCCGTGCCGGAGAACAGGCAGAGGGAGCCGCCGGGGCCGCAGAGCTCGAAGGCGAGGGAGCCTTCCGAGGCGATGGCGGCCGGGGCCGGTTGCGGAACGGGCACGGGCGTGGGGGCGGGTTCAGCCCCACAGCCGACGGAGAGGAGCGCGATGGCGAGTACGGCGGGCTTCATCGTTTCCTCCAGCCGCGACGACGGATCTCGGCCGCCATCGCTTCGCCATAGTCACATGAGAACTTGACGATGCCCTCGATGTCGGGCTCCTCGGGTTGGGCGGCGAGCGTGCCGATGGCCGCGCAGGCGGCGTGATATTCCTCGCTGGTGGTGATGAGCCCGGCCGGGAGCGTCGGCGGGCGCGGGTTCGCGGTGCCGACTTGGGGCGTGCCGCGCCGCCACGTCAGGATGCGCTGGGGTTCCGGCTTCGGGTCGATCTTACGCGCCACGCTTGTGTCCTTTGCGAGAGTGCCGAGCAGTCGGTCGGCTTGGGCGTCCAGAATGGGGGCGATCTCCGGCTCGGTCCGCACGATCTGACTGTACTTGTGCAGGAGCGCGTCGAGTCGTGGATGGGAACTGGGTCCGCTGTACCTCCGCTTGGAGTGCGGCGAGTTGCTGACGACGAGCTTCATCGTCGGCATCGGGAGCAGAAGCTGGGGGGCTGCTTCGTTCACGAGAAGTACCTCCGAGTGGTGTTGTCGCGGAGGTTGTAACAGATTCGCTCTCATTTCGTACGGGGGGAGTATCTGCGATGGGTGTGGCCTGCCCTGTCACGGTGGCGATCTCATCGCGCCGGAGCGGATCGTACTCGTCATCCACGCCCTCTAAGAGAAACGACGTCGGGACGCCGAGCCTCCGCGCAATCTCAATGATCGTGCCCGGCTTCGGCAAGTCGCGGCGCTCCAGGTTCGACGTCTGGGCGGCCCGCTTGTAGCCCAGTTTCGGCGCCGCCTGCTCCTGCGTCAGGCCGAGATGTGCCCGGACTTCCTTAAAACGCTCGCCCCACGTCTTAGCCACGTCGCAATACATAAAACCGATAACCCCCTATCCGTCAAAGCGTTACAGACGAGAAAGTTTTCGTTTGCGTTACGCTTTCGGTTATGCAATACTCTCGATTCATGAAAGCCATCACGAAGCGGTTACGCCTGCTCCGCGTGGACCGCGGCATCAGCCAGCGCGACACGGCCATTAAGGCCGACCTCCCGTACGGGCGGTACATGGACATCGAGAACGCGTATCGAACTCCAAACAACAGCGAGGTCGCACGAATCGCGCGGGCGCTGAAGGCATCGCCCGCAGACATCGTGCCCTCCGCGGAGCCAGAAGCGGCGGTGGCGCGGTGAGCCGCCGGAAAGAGGCAACGGGCCGACTGTTCCCGTTTACGACGGTGTACATACAGGATGACGCCCGGCGTGTCGCCACTCGCGCCACGCGAGCGGCCATCCGACGAGGCGAACTCGTCAAACAGCCCTGCGAAGTCTGCGGAAAGGCTCGCGGTGTGGAAGCCCATCACGACGACTACGGGCAGCCGCTGGCGATTCGGTGGCTGTGCCGCAAGTGCCACCGCGCGTGGCACCAGGCGAACAAGGTGCCCTATGGCGTCGCTCCGGCGAAGGCTGCGCCACGCAGCAGGACGTTCGTTGATGTCGGCGGGGCGCGCGATGCGATCGCTGCGATCACGAACGACATTCGCACCCTGTGCCAGTCCCTCGGTGTCACTGAAATGGAACTGGCAAGCCGCATCGGGTGCAGCCGTGCGTTGGTCTCGATCTGGTTCTCTGGCGGCTTCCGCACAATCAAGGCGGTGTCTACCGCCGCGCGGGCGCTCGGCTTCGATGTCCGCCTGGTTCTGTCCTCTCTCCCGGCGAATCATTCTACCGCCTCATCGGATGAGCAGGCGGTGTCCCTGTGAAGGGCCAGCGCGAGCAGGTCATCTTCAAGGGCCGCCGCACTGCGGCGCAGGCGACGTTGCAGCCGCCCCAACTGGCGCGTCCGATATTCGATGCGCTCAGTCAGTCGCTGAAGGTCCGGCGGCAGGACCGCGCGTTGTTCACGCACGCCCACCGCGCCCGCGGCGGGATTTGTTTGCAGTGCGGGATGCCGCTTCTCCAACATTTTTCCGAGCGCAATGAACGCCTGGAATGTGCCCAAGTGGCGCAGGAAGGCTAGCGGTTTGTTCATGGGCTCCACGGTAGCGAACGACGTCAGCGAGCGTCCACGCAAGATGCTAGCGATGCGCGCACTTCGGGGCGAAGGCGACCGCAAGCCACTTGCGCTGGCCGAGTTTTGCCGCGTGATTGGCCGCTCGATTGAACGCGCGCTCGTCGCGGCCGGGATCGAAAAGAAAGCCGCGGCATCGAGCATGGGCTACGCCGATCAGTCCGCGCTGTCGCGCTGGATCGCGGGCATTGAAACGGCCAACTTCGCCAAGTTGTGGAGCCTCGGCGCGGACTTCCAGCGCGAACTCGTGATCGCGCTCGCGGCCGAATGCGCGGTCATCCGCATTGACACCGTGCTCACGGCCAACGACCGGAGACGCGCATGAACCTGACCACCGACCACGACCTACTGACGGACGACGAACTCTGCGCGCGGCTGCGCTGCAAGAAGTCGAAGTTTTACGAGTTGCTCCGGTCGAAGCAGTTGGACTGCTTCATGGTGGCGCGGCCGTTGACGCGGGCGCGCTGGTCGCGGGCGAAGCTCGAGCAGTACGCGCGGGGCGAGTCGCTCGTGAAGTTTGGACGCGGGAGCCGGGGATGACCTGCCGCCGCTGCGACTCGCCGCTGATGGAAGACCTGACGGGCGCGACGTTCTGTCCGCAGTGCCGGAAGACGGCGACGACGCGGCAGGAGTTGTTGATGCGGCGGGAGAGCACGCGGGCGCACGTCGTGCTGAGCATGTGGGGCGAGAAGACGGACGCGAAACCGAAACGGAGCGAACAGCCATGAGCGCGAAGGTGCCGGTCATCTGCAACGAGTGCGGCAAGAAGTGGAAGGTCGCGGCGGACGCGAAGACCGGCCCGCAGTGCTCGCGCTGCAACAGCGTGGACGTCGATGTCCGAGAGGAGCAGTAGCCATGAAGCGGATGCGCGCGATGTGGACGGACGATTCGTGGGAACCGATGACGTGGCCGGAGCGGTTCGCAATGGTCGCGATCTTCAACGGGCTCGTGTGGGCGGCCGTGGCCGTGCTGCTGGTGGCGCTGTGAGCCCCGCCACCGCGACATTTGAGGAGCAGTGCTTCATGAGCCTCAAGGCCAGCGCGACCGAGGTCATCGGGGATCTGCTGTGGGCCTGCGAGCGCGGGGTCTTCGTGGACTTCGTCCAGTGCTACGGCCGCCTGCTGTCGCTGTTCGGCCGGCGCATCTCGGACGTGCCGCCCGCGCAGTTGGTGCAGCGGTGGGGCCTGTCCGCCACACGGATTCTGCACCGGGACCAGGAAGTCGGGCAGCGGCTGGCGGGCGTGCAGATGTGGCTCGGGCCGGTGCTGCGGAACATCAACGCGCTGGACGCGGAGCGCCACTGGCTGCTCTCGGATGCCTACATCCTCGGACTCTGCATGGCCGAGTCGCTGGCGATGGGATTCGCGGGCGACCGCTGCCGACAGGAAGCGATTGAAGCGGACGACCACGAGAAGCCGCGCGAAGCCGAAGCCTTGCGGAACGCGGCGGCGGCGTATGACGCGCTCGCCGAACGCTACGGGAAGCTCGCGGACCGGCAGGGCTGGCCGCTGTGAGGTTCATCAAGAAGGACGGCACGCGCGGCGACGGGCGCGTCGTGATCGACCAAACCAAATGCTGGGCGTGCGGCGACATCGACTGCCTCGGTGACACCGGCATCTGGATCTGCGAAGGCTGCGGCCGGATGCGCGTGGACCGACGCGCCGTGGCCGCCCATCAGGAACAGGAGCACACAAAGTGACACGCTCAGAGAACATCAACGAACTCGCGGCGGCGATGGCGAAGGCGCAGGGCGAAGTCGCGGGCGCGAAGAAGGACAGCGAGAATCCCCACTTCCGCAGCCGCTACGCCGACCTCGCGTCGGTGTGGGATGCGTGCCGCGGCCCGCTGTCGAAGCACGGCCTCTCGGTCGTGCAGTTCCCGCGGCTGACGAGCATCGGCGAGTCGGCGTGGGCCGTCGAGATTGAGACGACGCTGCTGCACACGTCGGGCCAGTGGATGACGGACACGCTCGCGGTTCCCATCTCCAAGGCGGACGCGCAGGGTGTCGGATCGGCGATCACTTACGCGCGGCGCTACGCGCTCGGCGCGGTGGTCGGCGTCGCGCCGGAAGATGACGACGCGAACGCGGCCGTGGGCCACGCGAAGCACACGAACGGTGCCGCGGGTCACGCCCCGTCAGCCACGGCTCCACGCAGCGCCTCGGTGGGCCAGACCATCACGAACGTCGCGGTGAACAAGACCAGCACCGGCAAGACGCAGTGGGCGGTGACGTTCAGCGACAACGTGACGGCCACCACCATCAACCCGGCCATCGGCCAGAACGCGACGACACTCTGGAACGCGAAGGTGCCCGTGGTCGCCACGCTGGAGCACAAGGGCCGCTTCGTGAACCTGATGGGCCTGAAGAAGCGCGGCGCGGACGACGACGCGCCGGAACTGCCGGTGGACGACTACCGCGTCGAAGCGCCGGACGAATCGTCGATACCGTTTTGAGGTGCTGCCATGAACCGCTGCGACTACTGCGGAGCGTTCATCGGGAAGGACGGCTGCGAGTGGTGCGACCCGCCGCCCGTGGACGACGACGAAGCCGACGTGACGCCCCCGAAGCCGGCCGCGCAGCCACAGGCCGACGGCGACCCCGGCGATGGCATGGAGCCGTTCTGATGCACGTCACTAACTTTAAGCACGACCAGCCCACGCGCTTGCAGTCGTCCACGGCGGACAAGCGGGCGAAGGTGAAGGCGTGGCAGGCGCTGTGCCGCTACGTGACGACGCGGGATGGCGGCTGCTGCCGGGCGTGCGGGCGCAAGACGACGCAGACGCTGGCGGCGGTGCCTGAACGCGCGGAGCACCACCACGTCGTGCCGCGGAGCATCGGCGGGGCCGAGTCAGAGCAGAACATCTGCCTGCTGTGCAAATCCTGTCACGACGAGCGGCACGTCACGCGGCGGCTGCACATCTTCGGCAACGCGGAGCGGACGCTGCACCTGGAACAGTACGACAAGACCGGCGCGGTCCTGCGCCGATGGGAGAGCACACGATGAGAACCGCCTTACAGCACGTCCGAGCGCGGATGCGAGCTCGCGCCCGCGACTGGCGGCACCTGTGGGAGCAGATCGCGGTGACGGAACTCACCGACTGCCGCGTCAGCACGGTCTACTTCAACGGCCAGTACGAGACGCAGATCCTCGGCGGCCGGTATGACGGCGAGTTGCGGCGCTACGCCACGCGCGAGGCGGCGCTGGCTGGGCACGCCGCGACAGTGATCGGACTGGGGGCGCGATGAACCTCTGGCGCTGGTTCTGCCGACACGAACGCTATTGGGACCGTCGCGGCGGCGTGACGCATCTGACCTGCGAGCACTGCGGGCATTCCGTCGTCGCGCTGCCGCCGGCGAGGGCGAAGTAATGCCGTGGAAGCCGCTGTTGACGAACGTCAAGGCGCACTGCCGCGTCTGCAAGATTCCGATTGACGAGCGCGCGACGTGGTGTCGCAAGCACGGACGCAGCCATCAGCAGCGCGGGACGGCGCCGCGGGTCAAATCCACGCCACTTGTCCGCGAGTGGCAGCAGCAACCGGATCTGCCCGCGCATGTCATCGAGGCGATCCTGGCGCGGGCGCACGCGGCCAAGCGGCCGGGCTGGCGGACCGCATGAGGCCGGGCGTGCTGCCGATGTTCAGCGACGCGGTCGTGCTCGCGCCAGTGGCGGTCGAGAAGGCGCGGCAGGCGTCGAACCGCGACAAGGTGCTGGCCTATCTGCAGCAGCACGGCTCGGCCACGAATGTCGAACTGGTGAAGCACGTCGGCGGCTTGCGGGCGATGGGCCGCGTGAACGAGTTGGTGCTGGCGGGCTATCCCATCACCGTCCAGCGCGTGCAGGGCGGGCTGTGGCGGGTGACGCTGAAAGGCGCAAAGCCGTGACCCGTCTCGAACGCCGTCTCCGGGTGCAGCAGTTACTGACGCAGCACTGGCTGACCGCCGGGCAACTGCGGCAGAGGTTCGGGATCAGCGAGAAGACCGCGCTCGTGTGGGCGCGCGAAGCGGGCGCGGTGTGCCGCAAAGACGATCGCGGCTGGTACGAATGGCACGTAGAGGCGAAAGGTGGGCCAATTTTGGAGAGTAACGAGGCGAAAGTCACCAGCGGCCGTGGTAAGATCGGGACACCGACAACCGTGTCACCGGCTGCCGGCGCCCTAACCAAGCCCGCGGAATTGGAGCCCGCGAACCATGGCTAAGCCAAAGTCTAACGCAACGGCGCTGGCGACTGTTGAAGTCGTCGACCGACGCACCGGCGAAATTACCGAACTTCAATCGAGCGTGCTGTCTGCTGGCGGATCGTGGACGCAGACGAGTCTCTTGCTGCCAGAGGACACGGCATACGACGACTGGCGCGACGTCGGCGCGCAGTTGCGATCGATCGCCGGTGGGGTCATGTGGTGGCTGGGGGACTGGGTGCGTTTCGGTGAGCGCAAGTACGGCGAGAAGTACGCGCAGGAGATCGACGCCACTGGTTACGACTACCAGACCATCGTCAACGCCGCGAACGTCGCGCAGAAGTTCTCTGAATCTAACCGCCGGCGGTTAAATGTCTCGTGGAGTCATCACGCCGAGGTGGCCGGGTTTAAGTCCACGCAAGAGCAGGACGCGTGGCTCGACAGGGCTGAGGCCGAGAGTTGGAGCCGAAACGAACTGCGCTCGGCGATTAAGCGAGAGAAGTTTCTCGAAGCTCAGTCGGACGTGGCGCGGCAAGCGACAGAGCGTTCGGGTGTGCGCGCCGTCGTCCACAATGCCGAAGCTGAGACGTTTCTCTCTGGCGTCGATCCGAACTCGGTGGATCTGCTGCTGACGGACCCGCCGTACAGCACCGACATTGCGGACATCGACGCCTTCGTTGATGGCTGGTTGCCGCTGGCGCTGTCGCGCCTGAAGGCTGACGCCCGCGCCTATATCTTTACTGGTGCCTACCCCAACGAACTCGCTGCGTATCTGCGCGTGCTCGGCGCGCAAGGGCTCGACGGCCGATACCAGGTGCTCGTCTGGACGTACCGCAACACCCTCGGCCCTGCGCCGGCGCATGCCTACAAGCTGAATTGGCAGGCGTGCTTCTACGTGTGGGGGCCGTCTGCGCCGCCGTTGAACTGCCCGCTAATGACAGAGCAATTCTCGGTGATCGATATGTCCGCGCCAGACGGCCGCCAAGACTCTGGGCGTCTGCACGCGTGGCAGAAGCCGGACCAACTTGCAGAGATGTTGATTAGGCACGCGTCCGAGCCTGGTGCGCGGGTGGTGGACCCGTTCGCTGGGACCGGCACATTTCTCGTGATGGCGGCGAAGCTTGGCCGTCACTCTGAAGGCGCGGACGTCAACCCCGAACAAGTCGAACTGTGCGTCGATCGGGGGTGCGTCCGTGGCTGACTGGCGCACCGACCTCAGCGATAGCGCGTTTGAGTTTCAGCGAGTCGTGTGGCCGCAGGTGAGCCGCTGGTGCGGCGGCGGAGACGTGATGCCAGTCGAGGCCGTGAACGCTGAAGGTTTCACGAAGCAACTGGACACGCTCGCCGGTATCGACGCGTGGCAGATCCACGGCAAACAGGGGATCAGGGGGATCGCCAGCCGCGTGCAGTGGGATGACAGCCGATCGGGATTCCCGTATCGCACGTTCACGATCCGCAAGCGACGTTTTAACGGATCGGATACGGAGTTTGCTAAGCGGACGCTAGCGATCAACGCCGCTGGCGGCTGGCTGTATCCCTATCTGACCTGTCACGCCTACTTGTCACAGCCGAAGCGCGAAGGCGAACTGATCGCGGTAGCTCTCGCGCGCACAGACGACATCGTGAAGATGATCAGCTCGGGTGGTTGCCGCGAACAGAGCACGACGAACGCGAGCTTCTGGGTGGTGGACTGGGACCAGATGCGGCGGCTGGGCTTCAAGGTGAGTATCTATACCAAGCCGCCAGACGCGGCCGTTTTATCGACCTCCATGACGGTCACGGCGAAGCCGCACGAGCGTGCCGCAACGCCGACCGCAGACGATATTTTCGGTTAGCACTTCGCGCCCACGCGCGCGGTATCGCGTGGCTGACCTGCGACTCGGACGGTGAGACGCGCAGAGATGTCCGATGCGGGCGACGGGACTACAAGGTGTCGCCCACCTGGGTGTGAGCGGTTCGTGCTGAAGCGGGCGCTGACTACGCGCCGTCAACCCGCGACCAGACGCGATGCCGGCGAACCAAGCCGGTTCACGGTGCGACCGCGCGTGCAGTGTGAGGCTAAGACGAGAGGTTGACGCTGCAAGCGTACTTGTCTGGCGGGGTCACTGCAGCCTCAGCGTGCGTGCTGGTGCCTGCGATCTCTAAGATCGCGGGGTATAGGGCGCGGTGTATCGACTGAAAGGCGGCGACATGGCAGGACAACAGACAGCGCCGACGCGCGAACTGTTGACAGAGTTCGACAGGCTGCACCGCGAACTGTTCGGTGTGGCGTCGGTGATTAACGGCGGCAAGGACGCGAAGCTGCTCGCGGGCCTGTGGCAGTCGCACGGCGACCTCGTGCGCGAGCTCATGGCCGACTTCTTCGCCACGGACGACGCCTGGATTCAGCAGGCGGGGTATTCGGTGGGCGTGTTCGTGTCACAGGCGGCGAAGTTGATTGCGCGGCGGCACGCGGCGCGGCTGCCACAGGCGAGAGATCCGAGACTGCGGCCGACGGCCGTCGAAAGCAACCTGCGCGGGTTCAGGGACGACCTGGCGGCGCTTCACGAGCTCGAGGCCGTCTATGACGAACGACGAAGCGATACGCCGCGCCGCCCTGACCAGATTGGCGATCGCCGTTCGTGAGCGGCTGCCAGAACATAAGGACGACCGGGCGGCGTTCTTCAAGGTGTTTCTGGACGATCACGAGAAGTTTGATACGCGGACGTTCGTCGAGGCGTGCCGGCGGCTCGAGACGAAATCGGACTGGTTCCCGAAGAAAGCGGAGTTGTTCAGCGAATGCGTCTCAGTAGCACGGGCGAAACACGAGCAGATGGAAGCGGCGCACCGAGCGCGGTACCTGCCGCCGGAGCCGGTGGACCCGGACAAACTCGCGGCGTTCATGGAGAAGCTGAAGGCGTTCACGCGGGGCGTGCGGCTGTGGTGAACCAGCACGCCGCATGGGGCCGCGAAGGCGGCAAGGCGCGGACGCGCAACTTCGAGGGGCGGCTACTGGAGCGGCTCGCGGCGCTGCCGTTCAAGGACGCCGTGCTCACCGCCTATCGGCTCGGCCGGCGCAACGGCTACGAAGCGGCCTACAGCCGAAAGCGCCGCAGGGGTCGGGAGTATCAGCAGGTCGAGAGCTTCGTCTGCGGACAGAGGGGCGCATGAACCAGCCGAGCCTGTTCGACGTGGCGTCGATTGACGTGTTCACGGCCTGCCCGTCCTGCGGTCATTCCTGGCACTGCGCGAACATTCTGCCGGGCGCGTGGTGGGCCAAAGGGATCACGCCGGAGAATTGCGCGGGGCGCGTCTACTGCCCGTCGTGTCAGCAGCCGCCGCCGATGAAGGTGGTGCAGCCGTGAGCGCGAGAGGCGCGTGGACGCAGCGCGTGCAGCGTGTGTCGAAACGTCGGCAGTTGGGCGCAAGTGCGGGCAATGCGTCACAGCAGGCGCTCGTGCTCCAATCGCAGGTCTATGGGCTGGCGACGCCCGTGCTGGAGCACCGCTTCGCCCCGCCGCGTCGGTGGCGCTTCGACCTCGCGTTCGTGGCGCAGAAACTGGCCGTGGAGATCGACGGCGGCGTGTGGACGCAGGGCCGGCACACGCGCGGGACCGGCTACGTGAAGGACTGCGAGAAGTTCGCGCACGCGGCGATTCTCGGCTGGCGCGTCATGCGCGTCGTGCCGCAGCAGGTGAAGAACGGGCAAGCGATACGCTGGATTGAAGCGGCGCTCACCGGGCGGGCGCAGGAGCCGAGCGTATGAGTTGGCGAGAGCGTTTG